GGGTTCGATTCCCGCTCCGAGTACATGATTTTATAATTCTTATGAAAGGAGACATTATATATAACTTGATAAAACTTCTACAAAATATAGAAGTTGGTCAGACATTTAGATATACTTACTTACAGAGTACAGGAGCTAAGACAGCATATTTATATTGGTTATGCTGTCTTCTTTGTAGATCAGGGTATATAAAAAGAGTAAAGAATGGTATCTTTCAAGTAGTAAAGAATACGTCAGACTTATGGTCATGTAAAGATCTATTCTATACTGCATATAATAAGAATAAACATGGAGTCAAGATATGACATAATCAAAAGTTTCTCACAAGTCAAACGGCTTGTGAAAGCTTGTTTGAAAACAGGCATAGCTTCTGTAGACTTCGAGACAAATGCCGAAGGTATTTATAATAAAACTTTTAAACCAACAATATTATCCATAACCTTTCAAGTTGGTTCTGGTGTATCAATACCTTTATGTCACCATGAATATGAAAACCCTCATTGGAAACGTTGGTTAAAGTATTTTGGTAGAAAGGTGGTTGAGAATCCCAATGTAACTAAAGTGGGATGGAATCTGAAGTTTGACCTTCAGATATTCGAGTTATATGGGATATATGTTAGAGGTACTGTTCTGGATGGAATGCTTATGAAGTATCTTCTAAATGAAGAGAAACCTAATGACCTGAAATCAATGGTTAGAAGGTATCTACCAGAGCATGGCGACTACGAGAAGGCAGAGAAGTTCGACAAGATACCTTGGGATAAGAAACCATTGGAACCCTTATGCAAGTATGGTTGTCAGGATACCGATTATACTCTTAGGTTAGCTATGTTCTTTGAAAGTAAGCTAATAGAGATTGGCATGTACCCCTTATTTAGGCATTTGATTATGCCAGCTTCTAGGGTATTGCAGCATGTTGAAAAAACCGGATTATACCTCGATAGGAAATTCAATCAGGAATTGCTTGAATCTTACAAGCCAAAAATTGAACAAGCAACTTCTAATTGCTTGAATCTTCCACGAGTGAAAAAATTCTCTAGATGGCTTGTCCAAGAAAGAATAAGCAAATACCTTGCATCCATTGAAAGTGAACTTGAAAATCTGGATTATAATAGCCCCAAGGATGCACGGAAAATAGCAAGCAGGGAGCAAAAAATATCCAATATACGAGCTGGTGTATTCACCACTAAAAAAGAATTGGAATTAACCCGAGAAGTAAACTTGGGAAGTACAATTGATTTACCTCTACTGTTGTATTCCGAAAAGGGGTTCAAATTCCCTATCATAAAATATACCAAGGATAAGAAAACTAATCGTGATACTGATAAGCCAAGTACCGATGAAGATACATTGGTAGAACTTCGACTAACGGTTAAAAATCCCGAAAATCCCAAAGCAATTTTCCTGGATAATCTTCTCGAATTAAGAGGGTTAAAGAAAATGTATACAACATACATCGAGGGATGGCATGATAAGGTACAGGACGATGACAGGATTCACGGACAATTCAAAATCATTGGTACTACTTCTGGCCGATTAAGTAGTTCTGAACCTAACCTCCAACAAATACCCAAGACTTCGGTAGATGCTAATATCAAGAAACAGTTGGTAGCTCCCAAAGGGAAACTATACATGGCACTTGACTACTCTCAGGCAGAGTTAAGAATCATGGCACACCTTTCAGGAGATGAGACTTATCTTGAAGCATTTGCCAAGGGCCAAGACCCTCACCTTGCTATTGCAGCAAAGAAGTATGGTGTATCATATGAGGAAGCAAACAAGGCTTACAGTGATGAACAACACCCTGATTACAAGCTTTGGAAAAATCGAAGGAAACAGGCAAAGCAGATATGTTTTGGTATTATCTATGGTATTCAGAAGAAACTGCTTGCAGTTAAACTATCTGACCCGAAAGCTGGTATTATCGTAACACCCGATGAAGCTCAACAACAGTTGAATGAATTCTTCCAGGAGCACCCGAAGATTAAGAAGTTCATGATTAACCAGGAGAAGGTCCTGATAAAGCATGGGTATATTAAATCTTTGTTCGGTAGGAAGAGAAGGTTACCCCAGGTATATTCGGATAACGAGCAGGAAGCAGCATACGCAGTACGATTATCGGTTAATATGCCATGTCAATCAGCTGCATCAGATATGAACTTATTCGCTTCAATCCTAAACTATTGGAAAATGAGGCAAGGTAAGTTACCATTTATGCAAGAGACTTGTAGTGTTCATGATGCTACCTATTACTTGGTAAGTCCCGAATATATAAATACCTGGGTAGTATACGAGATTTGGGAAACTTGCCGTAACCCAAATACTAAAGAATACTTCAACTTCCAGATAGACGACGTAGATATGTCAATGGATATAACTATAGGTAGGTCAATGGCAGAAGAGTTACCATTTATACCTGGATATGATTACAATAAGATGTTTGAACCAGATTTCAATACTGATGAATACTTAGAAGAACACCGTAAGTATAAAAACATAGACATTAGTGAATATCCAAAACTCTATAAAGAAGAGATAAAAGAGTTTGAACAAAAGTTTTATAAAGTACATGGATAGATTTATACCTAATGTACCAGGATGTAGTAAATATCATATATCTAAAGATGGAGAGTTATATTCCATATTTAGTGGTACCTGGAAAGTGGTAAAACCTGTAATAAGGTCAAATGGGTATGTACATAATTTACTAACCAATGATAATGGTAATAAGGTTAAATTCTATAGACATAGGTTAGTAGCTACTGTATACATACCAAATCCTGATAATAAGCCTCAAGTTTGTCATAAAGATAATAATCCTTTGAATAATAATGTAGGTAATCTATATTGGGGCACAAGAGAAGATAATATGAGACAATGTATATCCGACAATAGATTCTATTTTGTTGGTAAGTATCGTAAGAAGTCAGTAGATGAAAGTGGTATAGTTAAGAAGTATAAAAACGGAGTATTGAGAAAGTACATACTTAAAGAATATAACATATCCACTGGAGTATTCTATGATGTACTTAGGTCACATGGTATAATACCAGACAGGTATGGAAAAAAGGCAAAAGATAGTACGTCTATCCCAGATTAAGAAAAACACACTAAAGATTCTATTTCAAGGGAAAACCTATGAGATTGATTTAGACCAGGAACTCATGATTGATGAGAACCTGGTCAATCAGTCTTTACGTAGAAGTCCATCTAATTATGCTCTATTGGTGATGGTAAGGGATAGGCTTATATATAAAAGGGATAAACTTGAAAAGGCAAAAGATCAGGCTTATAGTAAGGCATGGCTTTACTATAAAGAATCAGGTAATGTAAACAATGACGCAGCAGCTCATAAAGCAGAGAACAACCAAGCTTATCAGGGAGCATTGAAAAGATATATGAAGGCTGAGTACAATGCGAGTAAAATGATAAGTATATGTAAAGCTTACGAATCACGAGAGAATATTTTAAGAACTGTATCAGCAAACTTACGTAAACAACAGTAAATATGTCAAGAATTGAGTTAGACCTTATTTCGGTCAAAGAAGCAAAGGAGTTGAATGGTAAACTTAAAGGTTTGGGAACTCCTACAGGAAGTCGGGTACTTATAATATCTCCGGTAGTAACGGCAGATACCAAAACCAAAGGAGGACTTTATATCCCTCAGGAACACGATAAAGATACAGTACCCCGCAAGGGAGTAGTAATTCAGGTGGGACCCGTCACCGATGAACAGCAGGAAGAATATCCCGGTCTTCAGGTTGGAGCAGTAGTTACCTACGGTCTGTATGCTGGTAAAGAACTGGATGTAGTAGACCTTCCCAATCAAGTAACAACTATATTATCTCTGAACGAGATACTTTATATCGAAACCAATAAATAAAGCCATGAAAAAGGAAAAAACAACCAAGAAAAAGGGCAGTGTAATGACTACCCGAGAAAAGATGCTTGCCAGGAAGAAGGACCTGGAAAAGCGTAGTGGAGGTGGTGGAATAATCTACCCGAAAGAAGGAACTACCCGAGTACGTATCAAATCTCGTGGTGCAGACGAGGAATTAGGAATAGAGATTATTCAATTCTACCTTGGACCAAAGGAGGGAGGTATCATATCTCCGGCAACTTTCGATGAGCCATGTCCTTTCATGGATAAGTTCCAGGAGCTTAAGAACTCTGACGACCCAGATGATAAGGCATTGGCCTCGAAACTGGTACCAAAGAGAAAGTATCTCATAGGGGTACTTGGGTACAAAGATACTAAGGGTAAGGAAATTGACCCAGACCGGGTAGATAAACCCATGATGGTACCCCGTTCGGTATATCAGGATATTATCGACCTTTACCTCGATGAAGAGGACTGGGGAGATATGACCGACCCCGTAGAGGGATACGATATCAAAATCACCCGTACTGGTACCGGTAAGAATGATACCAGTTATTCGGTATCACCATGCCAGAAAACCAAGCTGGACAAGAAGTATCGGGGAGAGGTAGACCTGGAGAAAGCAATCCGGGCAAATATCCTTTCCTACGACGAACTCGAGGAGAAGCTGGCTTCATTCCTCAATGAGGGGGATGATGACGATGAGGATGAAAGACCACGTAAGAAGTCCTCTTCCAAAAGCAAGCTAGTGGACAAGAAAAAGAAAGAGGGAAAATATAAGAGTGATATCTAAGATTTTCTAGATATATACCTAAAGTAGGAGTGGGGTATAGTTTATATCCCACTCTTTTCATATTATAAATTACAAGTATGGCAAGAAAACCTAAAGCTACCCGAAAATCGGGAGGCAAAAAGTTTAAGATACCAACACAGAATGAGATACTCAAAAAATATGGGTCATCTCTCCAGTTCAAGGCCAGTACTATAAATCACCATGGACTATGGATTCCATCCACATTCTTTGCTCTCAATTATCAAATGGGTGGTGGTGTACCGTTCGGGAAGATAATTGAAATCATGGGAGAAGAATCCTCAGGCAAGTCCCTGATAGCTTACAATTTTGCTTATGCTGCACAACAACTCGGGGGTCATGTAATATGGGTGGATGCAGAACAAGCATGGATGAATTCATGGGCAGAGGAAAATGGTCTGGACCCTGAACGAGTAACAGTATTAAATGATACCCGAATAGAAACTATTTCGGATGCTATTGCTGATTTAGCCATATACTGGAGGTCAAAGCTAACTAATAATGAGCCTATCATAGTTGTGATAGACTCCATAGCAGCTCTGGATTCTATAGAAGCCATTGATGCAAAGATGGCGGATAGCAAGGCCGAGATGGGAAACCGGGCAAAGCAGATATACAAGATGTTCCGAATAAGGAACGAATTGTTCTATCGACTCGGAGTAACCATGGTATGTATCAATCAATTACGTAGTAAACTGGGTGCAGGGTTTGGTCAAGATACCAGTACAACTCCTGGTGGAGCAGCACTCAAGTTCTATGCTTCAATCCGGTTAGCTTTCTATTCCGGTAAGACTCTCAAGATTAAGTATAAGGGTAAGGAAAGACGAGCAGGTAAATATGTAACTGTTCAGATGAAAAAGAATAAGGTATCTCCTCCTCGAGAAACCATATCCAAAGCCCCTATATACTTCAATCCAAAATACCATGAAGTTGGCTTCGACCGATACTTCTGGTTAGAGGAATCTCTGGAGGATGCTGGAGTGATAGAGAAGCTCGGTGGTGGAACATACATGTTTGAAGGAAAGAAACTCTGTCGAGGTGAAGAGGCTTTCCACAGGTTAATCGAGGAAGATGGTGAGTTAAGGAAAAAGCTATTAAAGGCTGCTGGAATAAATACCATAGGAACCACTAAGCGAAAGCTCAAGAAGATTACACGAAACATGTTCCCTGTTGATGCAGACTTAGACTATGAATCTCAAATAGAATCTGAAGATGCAGAAGAAGACGAATACATCCCGGACGAGGGGTAGAAAACCGAGGATGCTTATGGTAGTGGATGGGAGTAACCTTGCTCACCGTTCATACCATAAGTTTAAGAATCTTAAAGCCAATAACGGAGCTGGTACCGGGTTGGTGTACGGGTTCTTAAGAATCCTCGATTCATACTTAACTCGGTTTAAACCAAGCCATGTAGTAATTACATTCGATACTCATGAGAGCAAAGAGTCTAATTTCCGTAATGGTCTACTCGAGGGTTACAAAGCACACAGGAGTAAGATAAGTATGGATTACGAGGACTTCAATAAACAATTATCATTGTTGAGAAGGATTCTAAGGTTACTCGGAGTTCAGATGATTATCGATAGAAAAGGCTTGGGATATGAATCTGATGACTACATTGCTTGGTTGGCAATAAACCATCCGGGTAAATCTCTCATAATATCCTCTGACAAAGACTTCTGTCAATTACTAGACAAAAGAGTCAAGATATTCAATCCTAACAAAGATACCCTAATCCTTAGTCAAACCTGTAAGGATATAATGGGTTACTCTGCAGAGGAATGCGTTGATTACCTAATACTAAACGGGGATAAATCTGATGACATACCTGGTTACTACGGTATGGGAGAAGTGAAGACTAAAGCTTTCTTGGAACAATATGGGAGTATATCAGACTTCATAAATGCAAAAGGAGCAGAGTTCAAGGGTATTGAAAGGGATCAGCTAGAAGAGTTATACAAAAAGAACAAGCCTCTAATAGATTTGAGAACTGCATTAACCCTGCACCCGATTAAGAAAGTCCCTTGGGTAAAAGGATGTACTAATAATAAAAGGAAAGATAGGTTATTCATGGTATTAGATAAGTTTAACCTTAGGTCTTTCAAGATACCCGATTTTTTGGAACCTTTCAAAAAACTACAACATTATGTACAACGGTAGGAAATATCAAATAATGTTCACTGGTGTTTCAGGAGTTGGAAAAACAACAATTGCCAAAGAAGTAGCAGATATGTTAAAGATACCTTTCATATCTGGGTCATACTCGGATTTGGTACCAGAAACCAAAGACATGCCACATGCTGACATGATTCAGCAAGATGCGAAGACTGTATTTATGCAAGATATGCAGGTACTTAACCTTCGTAACAAAGCTTTTAGAGGAGAAGATAGCTTTGTAACGGATAGGTCATATTTTGATTCGGCAGCATACTTCATCAACAAACTTTCTCACAGGATAGCCGAATGCGACTTAGACCGTGCAGTAGACTTATGTCGTATGTTACTGGGTCAACAGTGTACTCACCTAATTTTCATACCTTTTTCAGCAAGCTTCTTCAATGAATGGGTAACAGAAGACAATGGTAAACGAGTATTATCTCGGTATTATCAATTCCAGGTATCGCAGGTAATGTATGGTATACTTGACCTGTGGGGATATAAACCCGATTCAAATATACTCCAGTATGTAAATGGTATACCTAATACCGGTACACTGGAAATCATGGGTTACAAGATAAAAGTCATGATACTGGATGATATGAACTACGAGAAGAGAAAACACCTTATCAAGAAATTTCTTCAGTTATGAAGGTGATAGGTATAGCATTCTCCGATTTGCACTTAGGGGAATTCTCTAAGTTCAATGAGGATAATAAGAGGACCCTAAGTATTTTCAGGGTCCTCTCTTTGATTAAAGACTTATGTATTAAGTATAAATGTCCGGCATTTTTTTGCGGGGATTTTATGCACCGTCCAGAGTATATAAGTACTTCACTTGATGAAATTATAATTGAACAGTTCGAAGAGTTAAATAGGTGCGAGGAATTTAACATCTATGGTATATCTGGAAACCATGACCTACAGAAAAGCAATTCGATAACTAATCAATCTCCATCACACTGGGCAAACTTATGTCGTAGGTATTCGTTCTTACACAATCTGGACTTCTCTTATCATGAGTTTGATAAGTTCAGAGTAGTAGGTATTCCCTATTTAGACCATAACAAGGGGTTAGATGGGTTAATCAAAGCTGAGTTGAAAGAAGCTATGTTAAAGCCAACAATCCTATTATTGCATACTGACTACCCGGGAGCTAAAGATACTGATAATACCGAGGTTGGAACAGTAGAGAATCTGAATGTGAATCTTCTATCTAAGTTCAAGTTAGTATTGATAGGCCATATACATAAACCTCAGAGGCTTGGAAAGAAGATATACATGGTAGGAGCTCCTTTACAACAAAGGAGAACAGACCGTAATTGTAAACTTGGATATTGGAAAATATATGAGGACTTCTCAATGGAATTCAAGCCATTCAAAGGCTTTCCTAAATTTGTGGATGTATCATCAGAAGATGAAATTAAGGATGATGGCAATTATTATACTGTCATGGCTAGCAAGTCTCGGGTTGTGGCGGTGGAAGATGCCCCGCAAATAACTCGGGAACTTACTAAGAAAACCATGGTAAGGAGGTATATGAGGGCAAAGGGTATAAAAGACCAAAATAAAAAGGCCACATTATTAAAAGTAATTAAGGAGGCAGAATGATACAGTTTGGCAATATTATAATCGATGGCTTCTGTTCAATATCCCATTTGGAATTAAACCTAAGTTCAAAGGGAATAACCGTAATTCGAGGAGCTACAGGAGAAGGTAAGACTACCATCTTATCCGCTTTAGTTTGGGGTGCTTATGGTAAGAATCTAAAAGGTAAGTCAGATGTGAATACCTGGGAGAAATACAGACCCAAGTCTTATCAAGGAACTAAGGTAGAATTATACTTCGGTAAGAATGGTAGGACTCATAAGATAACCAGATGCCTTAAATATAAGGGTGAAGTAAATGGAGCCAAGGGCAAAGACAGACTTATCTATGAGATAGATGCTGTTGAAGTACAAGAGAAAAGTAAGGGGGAGATACAGGCGCTTATAATCGCTGATTTGGGTATGTCGTATAGCCTTTTTATGAACTCAGTACTTTTCGGTCAAGGCATGAAAAGACTGATACAGGAATCTTCCTCTGACAAGAAAGAACTGTTTGAGGAGATTTTTGAGTTAGAATACATATCTAAAGCTCGAGATATTGCTAAGGGCTACTATACAGAAGCCCTGAAGGAGTATCAAGACATCTCTCGAAGATATCGAACATTAGAAGATAAGAAGCAGTCCATTCAAAGAATGGTTGATGACTTAAAGAAGCAAGCCAGTACGGTAAAAGACGACATATCTTCAAAGGTTAAGGTTCTCGAGAAGAGATTATCACTGCTAGCTAAGGCCAAAAAGTCAAGTGAGCTTAAGGAGACAGTAACT